TGGAAAGTAACAATACCAGAGGTACTTAAAAATCTCTTACCAGCCTTACCACTCATAGATGGATTCAAAATTAATGAGTCAACTCATGAAATAACCCTCCATAATGGCTCCAGAATCGTTTTAAGGGGTCTAGATAGCAAAGATAGGAAAGAGAAGCTCCTGAGTACCCAATGGGCTACTATTTTCATAGACGAGGCACATTTAATTGAGAGTTATGAATATATTGGATTATTACTTACAAGGATACCTCAACCACTTGATGTAAATTATAAGGTAAAAATAATAACAGCCGCAAACTGGGCACCAAAAACAAATTGGTTAAAATACTTTTTCCAAGATAAGATTAATCCAAATACTAAGGCTCCTCATTTACAAAATTGTGAAATGATATTATTCGAAACTACAGACAATAAACATATAGATAGCAAGGAGTATATTAATACACTGAATAATGCTGGAGATAGAAAAAGTAAATTAATGTGCGCAGGTTCCGGATTTTATGAGGAAATTTTGGGAGTACTCTGGAATCAAAATGATATTCAGAGAATAGATGCTCTACCAATAGATGAGTACGATGATATAGTTATAGCATTTGATCCAGCAGTCACAAATACAAAAACATCAGATGAACATGGAATAGCTATAGTTGGAGCAATAAATGAAAAATATCACGTATTAGAAGCATTTGAAAAAAAAGAAGATATTAATATAATTGCTAATGAAATAGCTAAACTATATCACTCCTACAAATGTTCTAAATTAATATACGAGACAAATCAAGGCGGAGATTTCATCCCAGCACTTATAAGTAATCATGACCCATCTGTATATTGTGAAGGAGTTCGAGCAAAAAAATCAAAACAATTACGCGCTTCCCCGATAGCGGCACTCTACAAAAATGAAAAAGTATATCACACAAGAGAGTTTCGAGACCTTGAAGACCAAATGGTTACATATACAGGGAGTGGAGATTCACCTAATGCTCTAGATTCTCTAGTATATGCAGTAAAATACTTAAGTGAATCTAAAAATTTCGTTAATCCAGACGATTGCACTTAATATTTGACAAATAATACATATTAAAATATAAAAGAGGTGTCAACTACTATGAGTTGGATTACTAATTTATTTAAAAAAAACATAACGACACAAATAACAAAAATATCTGAACTTCTGAGACCTCCAATTGGTGGTGGATATACAGATAGAAACTCCGTTGAACTATATCGTTCATGGATTTATATCTGTGCAAATTATAATGCAACAAATATAGCATCTGGAAATGTTGAATTATATTCGAATATTACACCTAAAGTTTCTAAATATAAAAATATAAGTAAAAAGAAATATGAACTCATTAAATCACTCGGTATGCAAGTAAACGAAAACACAAAGGAAATAACTAATCATCCTATAATTGACCTACTCTATAAGCCAAATGATGAAGATACTTTATATTCACTTTTGTATAAAATAGATTTATTTTTAGAACTAACTGGAGATGCCTTTCTATTAGTAGAGAGAGATAATAGAGGAATTCCAAATGCACTCTATGTTCTTTTTTCACAATATATGAATATCCAAACAGATGGCATGAATAAGGTCACTCATTATAATTATGGAATAGCTAGAGATGGAAAATGGCAATATCAGTACTCTCCAGATGATATTATTCAAATTAAATTTTTTAATCCTGCATCGATTCACAACGGTTTATCTCCATTAGAGGCAGTAGCTAGAGAGAATGGATTAATGGAAGCTCAGACAACCTATGAGGAGTCGCTCAACAGAAATGCAGGTGTATTGAGTGGAATCTTAACATATAATAACCAATCAATCAAAAGTGAAGATAGAGAATTAGTTGAGGCAAAATGGCAGGAAAAATTTGCGGGGAACTCTCGAAGCGGTAAAACAATCGTAACTGACAAGGATGTTAGCTATAATCCAATAGGAATTGTTCCTAGAGACATGGCGTGGATTGATGGGAGAAAATGGTCAAGACAAACTATCATGAGTGCTTATGGTATAAATGAAGCTATGTTACTCACCGAAAATGTAAACAGATCCAATATGACCCAAGCAAACATCAATTACCATAATAATACACTGATACCAAGATATAAGTTAATTAGTCAGACATTAACCCAACAGCTCATAAATACTAATGGTATAGATGGTAGAGGATTATTCATTAAAATATACAAGGATGCACCAAGAGACGAAGACCTTTTGATTGAAAAAATAAAGATATTAACTGATTCGAGTGCAATCACTGTAAATGAATTGAGAAATTCATTTGATTTTGACTATATTGATGGTGCAGATGATTTTGTTGAATCAAATTCTAAAATAGAACCTAAAGTAGAGGTAAATAATGAAACAGAGAGTTAAAATAACTAAAAAGATTGCTGAGTCACTTAATCTAGACTTTAGTGAAGACCAAATGAAAGACTTATGTATCAAGAGAATACATTATGATTCACAGATAGATGAAGTTGCACCACTTGAACAAGATGATGGATATACATATGGAGTAATCACATCAATAGATGTTGACTCAGATGGTGATGTAATTTTACCAAAAGGAATCGACTTGAGTAGATTTGAGAAAAATCCAGTAGTTTTATATAACCATAAGCATGATGAGCCAATTGCATATGCAGAACACTTAAATGTAATGAATGACAAAATAGTTGCAAAGACAAAATTCTCCTCAACCAAAGAAGCGCAAAAGATAAGACAACTACTACGTGATAAGGTTTTAAGAACGCATTCTTGCGGTATTATTGCGATGGATGGATATGTGAGAGGAGAACCTGGATTTAATAAAGCTAAGGAAGAACTTTTAAAGGAATTCCCAGAAAAGTTCAAAGAGAATTTAGATAAAATCAATAGAATTGTAACTAAATCACTCTTAGTAGAATATTCCATTGTTTCAATCCCTAGTAATACAGAATGTTTAATCACAGAGACCAAGGCAATAGTTGAAGAAACAGGTGAAGAAAATGAGAATACTAGTAACATTAAAAATGATACTGAACAAATTAAAGTGGATAAAGCTATTGAGCAGACAGAAGAAATTGAAGAAGTTAAGGAAGAAATTGAGGAAGAAGTTGAAGAGAAATCAATAGTTATCAGAGTAATTAAGAAAGCAAATCCAGTGAAAGTTATCTCAACTAAGGCAAGTAGAGAATTACAACTTAAGAAAGAACTTTATAAAAAGTGTTGGGGAGTATAAGTACAAAAATTTTGACAAGATTTATTTTATTAAAGACAATATAGATGGAAGTGAAGAAGAAAAACTAAAAAAGGAAACACCTTAAGTTAATCCTTCAAACGACACCATAGATGATATTGTCGAAAAAACAGAAAAAATATAACACAAAAGGAAAATAACATTATGTTTATTGAATATATCGCACTTAAAAGATTCGCCGTTAATGACGAAATCTATGAAGAGGGTACAGTTCTTGAGATGGATGAAAAGGATGCCTCTAAGTTTATTGAAGAAGGGAAAATGGAAGTACACAAGGAAGAAAAGTCCCTTGAATTAAATATTGATACAAAGGAAATTGCTTCTGCAATCGAAAAGGGTTTTATGAGATTCGCACCTAAGCCCGTTGAAACTGAAACTAAGAAAATGGGATTTGGTGAATTCCTGAAAGGAATTGCTACAAAGACGGTTAATATTACAACCAATGCAAATGGAAAGTATACTACTACAGAGTATGTAGACCCAGCAATTGACACTGACTTACTCAAGAGTTCTTCAATTTCTAGTTTAGTAACTGAAATTTCTCTTAGTGGAACAAACAATATTTACAAATTCAACGTAATTGATGCATCTGTCACTCCAGCAGTAGTAGTTGAGACCGCTACTTTTGGTACTTCACAACCAACCGTAACTCAGTTCAGTTTTACATTGGTTAAAGTTGGGACATCCTACGTAGCTACAGAAGAAAGTATAGAGGACACAGGAGCTTTGATTTCAGAAATCAATGCAAGTGTACCTGATCAGTTTGCTCTCTTTTTCGAGGATGGAATTTTAAACGGAAATTCTGCTATGACTGGTATCATCACAAATACTAATACTCATAGAGTAGCAGTAGAGTCAGGGCAGACATCTAATACAGTGGTTTCTGAAAACATCGATAAGATGATTGCATCAGCAAAAAATCTCAGTCGTTGCGTTTGGGTCGTTTCAAGAACAAGCTACGCGGCTCTCATTGCAATGGAAGACTCAGCAGGGAATAGGTTATGGGTTGGCCCGCAGGGAATCGCACCAGCACCATACGGTACTATTTACGGTATACCAGTGCTTATCAGTGATAAAGCTCCTAGATTAGGAT